GGAAAGCTTCTTCTTATACTGGCATAAATTACAATATTAAAAAAATTCTCTTTAACTTTATTTTCTATATTTGTTCTATTAATTAAATTAAAATCTTTTAAAAGATAATATAGTGTAAATCCCTTACCGTGCATAATTGGTTTTGGACTTTGTTCTGGAGCGTCTTGATACATAAAATTAATAGGAGGGTAATCAACCACTGTATTACCGTATAAACTTCTTAACCCGTGCAGTAAGCAGTCTTGAGCATAATCACTACCTTGATTATTACCTATAACTAAAATATTCATTACTTGTTTTTTAATTCAGTATAAGCCGTCCAGCCAATTAAATTTAATGTTAAATTATTTTTTTGTATAAAATCATCAACAGCTTTTTTTAAACCAATGTGTGGACTTAAATAGTCATCAAAGGCCATAATACCTGTTTTCTTCATTTTAGGATACCAAGAGTCTATATCTGCTTTTACAGAATCGTAGTCATGAGCCCCGTCTATGTAAATAACATTAACTGATTCGTTATTAAATTTTTTAGATACTTCAACTGAAGTGCTTTTGTAATAATTAATTTTATCTTTTATAGGCTCTATATTTTTTAAAAATTCATTAAATAAATTATTACCATCTATGTTAAAAGATCGGTAAAAATTTGACGTTTCAGGATGTGATAAAAATGGGTCTACAGTATGAAACTCGTAATTTTTATTTTGATTTAAACTTTCACAATATATATAAGCTATACTTTTACCTATAAAAGAACCAATTTCTACCCATGTGCCACTAATAGGTGATTTACTTAAAACAGTATTAAAAAGTTCTTGATGGCTATGGTTAAAAAACCCATGAATATTTTCATAAAAATGTTTCATCTTTTTAATCCTTCTTGCAATAAATGCAAACAACTCTCGGTATGTCGTTGCATTGGAGGTTTAAATAAAAAACTAAAATCATTAGGAGGCGTGCCTGCTGAGTGTAATTTCCACACGTTTACATTTAAATTTGATAAAAAACTTAACTCAGCATCATTTTTTGCTTTATAAAAAAGACTAGCATCAGCTAGTTTTCCTTTTGTTAAAATTCTAAATCTATGTGCTCCGTTTCTTAAAACATTATCTTTATCTAGAACCATTGGACACAATAATCCATTTTTTTCCATATCATACCTAATACTAACCTTAAAATCATGATGCACACCGTGCACTGATTTCACTTGATCAAAATAAATTATTTCTAACCTTGTTGGAAACAATTGATATAAAGGATGTGCGATTGTTCTTAATGATTGATCTCTTGTTTTAAGAAGCTTGTCCAAAGTCATCTCCAATACTTATATCAACAACGCTAGGCACTTTAAACTCCATACAGTTTTCCATAATATGTTTGATTTTAATATCATCTCCCTCTTTTACATTAAAACATAACTCATCATGAATTTGTAATATTGGTAAATAACCCTCTTGATAACAACTAACAATAGCTTGTTTAGTTTGATCTGCTGCAGACCCTTGAATTAATCTATTTAAAGCTTTATAGGTAAAAGCACGTTTAATGCCGTCTTTGCCGTATTTTGCAACAGCATTCTCAAATGTTTCAGCGCTATGTAAACCAAAGTCTCTTGTCTCCCATAAATCAAATCTACATTTTCTACCTTTTTTGGTTCTAATTATTCCCTCCTCGTTTGCTTTTTTCATACATCTATCTGATAAAAGTTTTACAAAAGGAACTTTACGATTGTATTTAGATATTAATATTTCTGCTTCTTCTTTTGATAATCCAAGAGAAAGAGCTAATTTGTTTTTACCCATACCATACATTAAACCAAGTCCAATAGTTTTTGCTTGTGATCTCTCTATACCAACTAATTCAGCAACTGTTTGGTGAAAGTCTGCCGATGCATTTTCATATGCTCTAACAAGTTCTTGAGAACCCTCATAACCCTCGCCAATAGATGCAGCATAATGAACGACCATTCTTGGTTCTTGTTGTGAATAATCAAATGAGCCCCATTTATGATTTTCTTCCGGTAAAAATAAACTTCTTATCTTAGGGCCAAATTCTTTATTACGGGCCGGAAGTTGTTGTAAGTTAGGGTTAGACATAGACAGACGACCAGATACTGTGCCACCATTATCAGATCTTAATTGATTTATCTCTGCATGAACTCTACCTTTGTTTTCATATTTTAATATACTTGCAAGAAATGTATTGTGAAATTTATTAATTTCTCTAGCCTGTACTATTAATTGTGATATTTCGTATTTAGAATTATGTAGCCAGTTTTGTGTAAATGAAGGCTCTCCTGTCTTTTCAGTTATAGGATATGAGATTTTTAATTTATCAAATGCTTCTCCTATTTGACGAGCCGCCCAGATATCTATATCTTTACCAATAAGTTTATTAATTTTTTGTAGTATAACTTTTTCTTGTGCAGCAAAGTCTACTGTTAATTGACTTGCTTTTTCTACATCAACTCTTACACCTCTTTGGCGCATTTTAATTAATATTGGTAATAATTCAGATTCTAATTCCCAAATCGTAGTTAAACTTTGTTTATTAATTTCGTGTTTAAATCTTTGCCATAACAGGTACGTGAGCCGTGCATCTTGTTCAGCGTAAAACCCAACATGTTCTGCAGGTAGCTTCCACATCTCAGCTTTAGGATCTATACCATGATCTTTTGCTGCTTCTATCAAATCTGTTTCTGCTTTAATCTCTCCTAAGTATTCAAATGCTAAATTGTTTAATGAATATGATCTTCTATTCTCATCAATTACGGCTGCTGCAATCATAGTGTCTACAATCTCGCCATTAACTTTCATACCCATAGCTTGTAACCAACCTAAATCGTATTGAGCATTATGAAATATTTTTGTGTTAGGTAATGCACAAACAGATTTAATATACTTTAAAACTTGTTCAGCAATCATATTACCACCGCCCCAATGTTTAAATGGGTAGTAACCTTGCCAACCATCTACGGCTACAGCAAATCCTATAACTTCTCCATTGTTAGTTGCCCAACCAGCACCTAATCCATTTGTAATGCCCTCGTCTCTTGTTTCTAAGTCAATCGCTATTTCAGGGTATCCAGATAAATCTTTAAATTCATTTGGACATGACCAAATACTTTTCTTAAACGTCATTGATAATTGTAAACTAGTCATTGTAATCTCTTTCTATTATCATTTGTATGTAATGAATTGCTTTAAGCAAATCTTCTTTTTTCCCCTTATCTTGGTGACGACATATATACTTAATTGCATTTCCCTCTGCAAACAAAAGCTTATTATCATTAATAAATTTTGCAGGTTGAATAACATATTTTTTATAGTGCGCTCCGCCAACTTGTTTAAAAAATATATTATTGCTCATTTTTTTTACTTTCATCATATTGTGTGATTGTTTTAAATAAATCTTGTAATACGGCATCTGCATCTCCACGATACGTATATACATTTTTTTCTAACTCATAAATAATAAAATATAAATTATCGTGTTTTTCTATTTCTCTTATAGCGATCATTTCTTCTCCTGTAAGTAAACTAAGTAATCTTTGCCAACAGGATAGTTATAATGATAATCACTAGAAAGTAAATGTAATGTTTTCTTTGCTCTAGTAAAACCTGTATAGTAGACCTTTAGTTCGTCTATTTTGTCTTGTTTATTCTTTCTATTAAAATCGGATGCATAATCATTTTTTGATGAAACAATAACATGATCGGCTTCTCCACCTTTAACAGAATGAATGGTGTCTATAATAATTTGTGGGGGACTATCTAACTGATCCTGCCCATAACGTTTTAATAATCTTATAAAATTAATTTTTTGTCTGGGGTGAAAGTTTCTACGCAAAACCCACCACCACTCTTTTGTTTTTTGTTCTTCACTAATTCTTAAACCACACCACTCTACCAGTTTAATGTAATCATATTTGTTATAATCTGGTTCATTAATCCAAAACTTTTCTGTTCTATAACTTGCAGATTCAATATCTCTAATATATTTATATAAATTTTCAGCCATTTTCTTATCTATGCTTTTACCATTAGCTATACGAGTCCATGCTTTAATTGCTAACCATTGTCTTTGATCAAATGATTTATTGCCTTTGTTATCAGAAAAATATAATCCAGCAGCCTTAGCTGACATTCTAAGTTCATTAACAACTTTAGAAACTCTACCTAATATATACCAAGTACCATTTAATTCATTAAAAGGTATTTCCATAAAACTTAAATAACGTTTTACATAACCTTTCTCTTTGTTAACTGTTTCAAATTTTTTCTCTACACTATCAAGTATTCCTCTACGAACTATTTGAGAAAAGTCATATATAGCCTGATTAAATCTTCTGGTTTTATGTAAGACAACTTTACGGCCTGGAAAATACGTAGTAAAATACTTAGGGTCTGAGCCATTCCATTTATAGATAGCTTGGTCATCATCTCCGGCTAAATAAACTCTTCTTGTGTTATCTACAATCTTATAAATTACAGACCATTGTAAAGGTGTAAAATCTTGTGCTTCATCTAAAATTAAAACTTCTAATGGCGGAAAACTTACTTCGTTAATTGCACGTTCAATCATATCAGTAAAATCAATAAAAGATCTTTCTCCACCACTTTGTTTGTAATGTTCGTAAGTAGATACCTTTCTTACAAATACATCTATGGAATCTTTTTTATATGACTCTAACTTATATACTTCAACTGGGTCTTTCATCATATTACGTGCTTTATCATAGATACCAAGTGACCAGTCTTTGTAAACAAATTCATCATCGTTTAATCTATTATCAGAATGTTTTATAAATTTTTCTTGTAAGGCAAAATCAATTAAACAATTCTTAGTATCAAATACTTCTTCTTGAAAATATCTTCTGCAATATTTATGTAATGTTTTAAATCTAGAAAAATCTTTTTCTGTATATTGTGGGAATGCAGCAAGAGCTCTATCCTTTGCAGTGTTTACCGCTTTGTTTGTAAAAGAAATAAACGCAATGTTATTAGGATTAACACCTCTTTTAATATGTCCCTTTAATACTTTTTCAATTAAAGTATATGTCTTTCCAGTTCCAGGTGGCCCAAATATCTTAACTGTCTTTTGGTGTATCTGTTTGAGTTTCTGGATTTCTAAATTTTCCTGTGTGGTACTCATTGTCCATTTCAGTTAGGTTGTTTGTTTTACCGTTAGTCTTTTTTCTTATGTCGTGATTTATAAATTTTGGCATTAACACAGACCAAACATTTTTCTCTCCTTTGTAATACTCTAATCTAGTACAGTTAAGTAAACGTAATGCATCTATGGTAGAATTAAATACTTTACTTTTTTTATCTTTAAGCCACCTATCAATAGTGCTTCTAGTGAAATAGCAAATATTTGTTTTAGAATCTATAACAATATATCCATCTTTAAGTTTACTAAAATCATCTTCTTCTATTTTATCTTCAAAGAAATCTTTTAATGTTTGGTATCTTTCATCTTCAACTAAATCTATATATTTAAAGTGATCATTTTCTTTAAATAGTTTCATTAAAGAACTCATCATTACTTCGTAAGGATTTGGATTTGCTTTTGACTTTGGTAATGTTTTCCAAAATATTCCATACTTCATTAATTTTAATCGCCATGCTTTTTCATCAATCATATTTTCTGGTTGCATAACAACATGCTTACCTTCGTAATCAAATTCATAATGAGCTGTTTTAAGATCAATAGATACCATTGGGTTTTTAAATTCATCTATGATTGCTGGCACCTCAGCTTGTATACCTAAAGACCTAGTCATACATACTTCTTTATTACAAATAGATTGCATTTCTGAATGTTTAGGTGGACATAAATAAAAGTAACCGCCTTTCTTTACAGACTGTGCTAATCTTTTTACATCTATATCATCTAAGGGATGTGTAAATATTTCTCTATTTCTAATTTTGCCTATGTCTATTAAATTCTCTAAAGTGATACTTGGATTTTTCTTTGTTTCCAAAACAAGGACATTAAACAAAGAGTTATTTCTATTAGTATCTAAATGCCATTTCTCTTGTATTAATTTTTGTACACAAGGTGGATAGTTAGTCCATTGTGCCTCTGGTTCGTAAGTTGGCACTTCAGCGTTCTTTAAATCTTGTATACTTACTTTTTTTCTATTTGCTAAAAATAAAAATGATTCTAAATTTAGTCCCATACCAGTTTCAGAGATTGCATACTCTGCTGAACTTTCATAATTGGTATAAGGCATACCCACTGCCTTATTCATAGGAAATACTTCTTTAGATAAAAAGTATAAGTCATTCCAACTGTTTAAAACTTTTCTAACATCTTCAATCTTAGACCATTCTTTTAAAAACAGAAATAAATGTAATCCACCAGATTTAGATAAAACTGGTATTAAAGGTAATTTTGCTTTTGCTATTGTATCAACGTATTTCTTTGAAAAATAATTTTCGTAATTCTTTGGGTCTATATCTATGCAACCCCATTTAACTTTATCATCTCTTTCAGGTTTTAAACCAATAACAATCTTTCCTTCAATATGGTCTTTCCATATTTCATCAGTTAATGGTTTGTGAATGGTAACGTAATCTGCCTTTCTTTTACCCCTATCATCCTTGCTACCCGTATAGGTAGCAAGAATGTATTGAGTATTACTTCCAGCAAATAGTTCCGCTAATTGCTTGTACATAATTTAAAACGGAACTGATTCTGTATTACCTTTAGTTTGTGTTGATTCCTCTTTACCAAAATCAACTTTACCAAATATATCTGACTTGATTGCACTTTCATAAAATGCTTTAGTCATCTCTAATAACTTGGCGTACTGTGAATCGTTTAGGTACTTGTTAAATTCAATTACCCAACCAAACCAATTGTTACCAGAATTAGATTCTTTGGTTGTTGTTAATTTGTAAGATGTTGCCCAAGACGGAGGACAAAAGAAACCTTTAGACCCTTGTAGTCTTCTACTTTGCATCATAGAATTCCAAGTCTTTGATTTTTTCTTTTGAGTAGACTTCATCGCAATCAAAGCTGTTTCTAATGGATTATAATCTTTATCCAAAATGTAAACAAAATGATTACCGGTATCTTCGATATAATTACCGTTTGCTAATCTATCTTTGTTATCTTCTCCTCTTTTTGTGTCTCTTAGTATTGCAGGATCTAAATGGATACCTACAGGACGACCTTTGCTGTCTCCTCTATCTTTCCATTCATT